GTAACAAGATCCAGAATTACAGACAGCCAAGTTACAGCCTCGATCGAAGAGGGGACTCGGGCAGGAATCGTTTTATTTACGGTCCCAGGTCACAACACTACCGCAGAAGTTTGTAAACCTCACGAAGACGAGATATACACAACGGACCCGGACTTAGCAAAAGCGGGCGTTTTTAAACTTCTAACCGAAAAAGAAAAACCGGGGTATCATCCGAGATGTTCTCACAGATTATTTCCGCTCGTTCTAACCAACCGAAAACTTTTTGCACTCATCTCTTCCCGCTCTAACGAAAAATTTGCTCGTTCTTGGTTTAGAAAACAAGGGAAGGCGATCCCCGAAAGGAGTGCGGCATAATGGTTCCTTTCGAAATTCTAAGACCTGTCTACAACGTTGCGGATAACTCACTCGATGAAGAAAGATCCGAACATAGAACAATCTTTGCCGAAAGTTGGCAGCCGAAAACTAGAATTAGAAATTCCGATAACGGAATCGCATACACGACCATTCACGCAGATATTTTACCGGATGAGGACATACGACCAACCGACTTAATTAAGTGGCCGCAAGGTATTTCGAAAGAGGATTTTGTAGTTCGAGGCCGATACCTTTCCATACTTTACTTCTATCCGGCACCCGACGCAAACCAAAACGTACATCACATTGAGATTGAGGGTTAGCTTGCGTAAGGGCTGGAAAGTAGACGATCACGAATTCAAAGAAAGACTCGGGATATTTTTTCCGGAAAAGATAATCGAGGTCGCAAAAAAAGCCTTCGAGATTGTAGCCCTCGGAATTCCGGCGAAAATATCAAGTTCCCACACAGGTATTCAACCACAAAGACAAACCGGATACATGCAGGGAGCCTACTCGATCTATGTTGGCGACGAACTCGTAAAGGATGTGGAAGAAGTTTCTTCAAAAAATAAATCACAGTTTAAACTTCCGCCTACGATAGCAGACATCGCAGACTTAGAAGCAAGAACCATTTACGAAGCCCCGTATGCGGAAGTGCAACAGTCAGGGGAAAGTAAAGTAGCCGGGAATGCAATCACTCTCAAAGGGAAACAGCCGGGAACTGGACCGGGTTGGATTGAAAAACTTCAAGAACCTGTGAACTCAAACGAAATCGTAGAAGAGGTGTCCGATCATTTTGGCGATCTCTTCGAAAAGACTTTTGGATGAGCGACGTAACGACTCACAGATACTTGATCGAATACTTAGTTGATTGGATGAAACTTGAGCCTTCCTTTTCATCCTACTCAAACATTCTACAGCCATTCGTAGAGACCCCTAAAGAGGCCGTAGAGAAGATTTTAGTAATTCATAATATAACAACAAACCCCGATCCGTTTTCGAAGACGCAGATCGATTTTTTATGTATTGCAAAGACACTTCCAAGATCGAAAGACATTGCGTTTGATCTGTATGAAAAGTTAAACGAAAGGTATAACTTAAGTTTACCGACTCCGCAAAATCTCCCGCAAGGAAAAACAACTGTAGATCTTCCGGGTATCACCTTGAGAGTACTTCAAGGAAAAGAAATTCGACTCATCGGCCAAGTTCAGAACGGCGAGTATCGATACAACGCGAGTTTTATAATTTCATAAAAGGAGTAAGAATGGATGAAGAACAGGTGACACTTCTTAAGTCGACCCGTAACGGAGACGTGACAACTCGAGTTCCAAAATCGCAAGTGGAGGAGTTTTTAAAAGATCCGCTCTTTAAACTCTACGAACCTAAAAATGCAACACAGGAAAAGCCAAAACAAAACGTGAAACAAAGCTCTCCCGAGTGAGCTAAGAAATGCCGCCAGAAGATTTAATAACGCCGGAAGGATCGGCAGTCATTGGTCGTCCTACCGGATCAATCAGTCCGATTGCGACTGATTTTGGAAAACCACTTTCAAAAACTCAAGTCCAACCGGGAACCATTTCCATTTCCGCTAACAACGCATTAGTCGCAGGAACCGGAACGGATTTCACGAGACTTGCAGTCGGTCAGTATCTAAAGATCGGAAATTTACCGGGTCTTAAAAAAATTAAATCCATAACCGGTGCAACGTCACTTGAACTGATGACTCCTATCGGAGCGGTTCCGGCGGCAGGCGCGACTTTCAAAGTCGCCGACATGTGGGATTTAGGCATGAGTTTGAAAGCTACGATGCAAGAGTCACTCGGTTACGCGGAACACGTCGCTATGCAGATGGGAGCGCAAGCGTTTAAGAAGACTCTCAACAGTTACATGGTGACGACGACGATTGAAATCATCGAACCCGTGCAAGAAGTAATCCAAAAAGTTATCAAAGGGTATTTGATTAACTACGATTCTCTAACAGGGAATATCAAAGGCGCGGCTCGAACGGTAAAGATGTGGGACAGTATCGAAGCAGGAAACGGTCAGGAACTTCACCTAACCGGACTCATCGCACCAAGAACCCGCTCGCTTGATCCGATGGACCTTTTGATTTTACCGAATACGATGCTCTACCCGGAACCGAAATGGGAATTTGACGGAAAGACTCCGCTCTCGGTGGAATTAAAATTCGAATCACTCGTAGATCCAAACACAACGTTCCGCGGCCTCCCGGTTGCCTACTATCTGGGTGATTTAAGTGTCGTATAACGTGAGTCCATACAACGAAACATCCATCGCCTTTTTAGGCGGTGGTGAAATCACTCTTCCGATCCATGTATCGACTATCGGTCTGCATGAACGTCTTTCGAAAATTCAAGACAAGTTGGAACTTGCGATCGAGCAACATACAACCGCTTTTAACGAAACGAATCATGTAATCTCGGAACTCTACGAAAGTTACAAGCTTCTCGTTTTAGAAGACGCGGTTTCTTTCGTAGACTTTTGCAAGGACTTAACTCAGTTCGTTTCTGAAAAAGATTGTACGTTGTTCATTAAAAAACAAAAGGAAGCTCGGAAATTCGGGGATAAGATTTTAACGCTGCTTCGAGAGAAATTTCAAGTCACAGTTTTCGAATCTGAAAAATATATCGAAGTCCTAAACAGGATTCCCTTTTTCTATCCCGACTTTTCAAACATATTCAAATTCTTAAACGAAGTCGAACTTGCGACAAAACGAAATCCAGGAGAGTCGTCCGCAAAAAAGTAGATCCCGACTCGGAGCTTTTACTTGCAAAGATGAAGCTCGTTCGTTCCGGAGTTCGGGAAGAAACGGTTCAAAAACTAGGCTACCACGGTCTGACAAGCCGACTGCTCGCGCTCCGGTATCTGGAGTTAGAAGAGCATAGGAACAAACTTCTTGTAGCAGTTTATTTGAAACCGGAATCTGCGGAAGAGATCACGAAGAAAATCGCGGGGATCGACAAGGAAATGACTTCTTTGAAACTCGTTCGTCCGTCGCAAAAATTGACGGAAGAAGAATACGAAGATGCGTTTTGGAAAGCTAAATCCGAATCTGCGGATTTTTGGAAAAAACTAAAGGAAGAACACACACAAAGGAAAAACGGAATCGTGATACGCGAAGAGTAAGAACTGAGTAAAAACCAAGCTACGGTAAACGTTTCTCTTGTCGGAGACAAAAAGCCTCTTCAAAAGGCGTTTAACGATGCCGTTTCCGATGCGCGAAATTTCGTTACTCAGATCAAGGAACTCGGTCAGGCGGCGAATAATGCAATCGCAGTCGATCCGAAGGCGTATCGGCAATCCTTAAATACGATCACCGGTCTTGAAACAAGACTCAAGAAATTCCAAGACGGAATGAGTCAGGCTCAGATCGGAGGCGATTCTTTTAATCGATTAAAATCCGCCGTTGAATCGGTTCGAACTAAACTGGACGAAGCGAGAAAGTCTGGTTTAGAGTTTGGAAAAGCCCTAAGTGCTGCGATTGATCCGAAAGCATTCAGACAATCTCTGAACACAATCGCCGGTCTTGAAACAAGACTTAAAAGATTCCAAGATGCAATGAGCAAGTCTCAAATTGGAGGCGACTCGTTTAACCGTCTCAAATCCGGAGTTGAGTCCGTTCGAGTTAAACTCGACGAAGCAAGAAAATCGGGAGAAGACTTTAACAAACAAACACTCTCACTAAAGACCGCACTCGCCTCTCTTGCGAGCGGATTCACGACAAGAGTTATAACAAGCGAAGTAAAGTCCTTCATGGACGAGGCCCAGAAAGCTCAGAACACTTTCTCAGGGCTTTCTGCTGTCATCGGATACAAATTCGGTAAAGAAGCAATTCCCGAAGCAGTATCAGCGGTAAGCACAATTTCAAATGAACTGAATTTAAACAAAGAAGCAGTAACCGGAGCGATGCGAAATTTCACATCGATGGGTTATTCGGTTACGGAAGCCTCAAAGCTCATTCGAGCAAACGCGGACATAGGTTCCGTTCTTAGACAATCCAACTATTCACTCGCGGAATCGATCGAAGTAGTCTCACAAGGATACAAAGCGGGGAATTCGATTCTGTCTGATGCAACCGGGATTCAGACGAATATCTCCAAGATGCTCGAAATCCACGGGATGAAACTGGATGACCTAAATGACGCAACGAAAAGCGCGCAAGCCAGACAGGTTCTTTTAAATGAAACGTTACGCGAAACAGAAGCTTTTCAAGGACGGGCCGCAGAACAAGCACAAGGATACGCCGGAGCGTTAGGAAGACTCGACAAGTCTTCACACGAAACGCAAGTCGCACTTGGAAAACTTTATCAAGAATCTCTCTTGCCTATCTTAAATCTCGGAAGTGACGGATTCACATTTTTACCCGGCCTTTTCTCAAATGGAGACAAGGTTAAAAAGTTAGATAACGAACTTATACTTCTTAGAGAATCCTTAGCGAAAGTTCCCGAAGGATCCGAGGAATGGAAAAAAATCGATGCTCAAATTAAAAAAACTCAAATTGAAATTATAAACGTTGGCCCTTCGATTTCTCATTTTGGAAAATCTCTCACTGTAGCCGGAACAGCCGGACTTACATTTTACGCATCCCTCGTTACGATCACAAAAGGTTTAGAACTCGCAGGAATCGCCGGAGCTGCAAATTGGACAAAAATACTTGGGCCATTCGCGTTAGGCGCAACCGCTCTTGTATTCACGATCGACATCGTAGAGAGGTATAGAAGGGAAGGGGAACAAAAAGACACCGAAGAAAAGGGCCGGAGACTCAAAGAAAGATTCAGTGATGATTTAGAATCTGCGAACAAAGCGATCAATGAACTTGCAGGAGCTTCCAACTTAGGATATGCGGTCGGTGAGCAAAAGATTGAGAAACTACAAAAGAGTTTAAAGAATCTCGGATTTACGGCAGAAGAGACCGAGAAAATTTTCAAACGAAATTGGCTTTCCGGGAAACAGTTTATTTCCAGCGAAGAGGTAAACCGTTGGAGAAAGGCATTTTCAGAAATCAGTAAAGAAAACTCAGGTCCGAAAGCTCCTGCCTCTCCGTCCGGCGGAGGAGGAAAAGGAAAACTCAAAGAGGATTTATCGGAACAAAAACGAATCATCGAAGAGTTTTGGAAAGCAAATCCAACGACCGTAAAACTTGTAGGAACTCTTGAATCTCAATCTTTCGAGTATTTAAAAAAACAACTCCTCGATTTTTCACAAAAAGAAGGCGCGAGAATTCCTCTTACCCTCGATGGAAAATCGATTTCAATAAACCAGATTCAAAACAAAGAGCAGCTTGAACGTGTCGTCGGGGAAATCTCAAAAAAATACAATATCTCTCCCGATGTAGTTCTAAAATTAAAGCCTGAGAATTTAAGAGAACTCGATTCGATGCTTGCAGGAGCCAGAGACGAAATCGATCGAAAGGTTCGTTCCGGCGCACTTTCTCCCAAAGATGGAATCAAACTTCACGCACAGTTAGACGATGCGAAATCCTTCGATCAAATCTCATCGAAACTTCAAAAATTCAAATCGGATTGGGAACAAACTACAGGTCCCTTAACTCAAACAGAATCCCAAATTTACGATATTTCCCAACAGATCAATGTAGCGACGAATAAGTCACAAGGATTTTTGCAATCCGTTACCGCTTGGGGTAAAGCGGCGGCTGGTGCAGTTGCTTTTCTTTCCGCTCCCGTAACGCAAGTCCTACAAGCACAGGCTCAAGCTTTACAGGTCCAAAGCCAAAATCAGATTCAACAAGTTCAATTCTATGGACAAGCCTTCGAACGGTTTGTCGATGCAAACCTTCAAGTCTATCTCTCAGCACAAGACGCAGAACTCAGCAAACTTCAAGAAAAGCTGGGTGCAATGGAAGAAGCCGAGCAGGCGTATGAAGAAAGAAAAGGGGAACGAAGAGACGCAGAAGCGCAAAGAATCAGGGAAGAGAACGAAGCTCTCTACAACGAAGACGCACTCAAACTTGAAGAAAAATACAACGCGCAAGTTTCAGCACTTGAACAAGAGAGCTTAGACGAAGAGCTATTCAACCAAAGAAAAGCCGAACTCTTTGACAGACTTCAAAAAGACAAACAAGACCTTAAAGACCGCTATGATAAAAAAACTCTAAGCGACATTGAGAAAGCAAACAAAGATCAAGATGCGGCAGATGACAAAAAGAAAAGGAGGATGAAGAGAAGGCTAAGGCGTTAGCCGAACAACAAAAAAAATTGAAGCCGATAAGACAGCGGCTACAGCAAAAGCAGAACAAGACAAACAGAACGCAAAAAAACTCACCAGCTACATCGAATGGCAAGCGGGTAAAACAGCCTTCGAAGCAAACAAACAAGCTCAAGTAGCACAAGCCGCATTCGGTATCGCTCAATCTGCGGTGCAAGGTGCGATTACATTCGCGTCTTCCGTAGCCGGATACACGGCCGCCGGTGCTGCTCTTGCCGGACCAACTTTTGGTACATCGATGGTAACAATGCCCGCGATCGGTATGGCAACCGGAACGGTTCTTGGCGGAATTGTAGCGGGAGCGGGAATGACTGCGAGTGGACTTGCGTTATCCGCCGCGCAGTCTCAAAACTATCCACCTTGGATGGGGTTTTCTATCGGAGGACTCGTAGAAGGTGGAATCACAGGAAAAGATTCTGTTCCGGCTCTTTTGACACCGCGCGAGGTGGTTGTTCCCGAATCCGGCTGGCAGGATATTCGAAAAGACATTTCAGAAAGCCTAATCCCAAAATCGAATATTTTAAATCCGAATATCAATATCGAGTGGATGGATCACTCTCAAAACTACTCTCAAATCGACAAAGAAGCGATGCTTGATTACTTCCTTGACGAACTCCTGAAACGCCTCACGCAAACGGGCGTTTTAGGATAGTTTGAAGTTTATTTTACAGGATTCTAAAGGAAGAACTCTTACGGAAACTCTCGATCAGCTTTGGAGAATTTCCCCTACAAAATTCGATCTTCCAGAGGCTCTAGTTGCAAGAAACAGTCAGTGGGGTTCTAAGAATCAATCCGACAATGTGATTTCTACCAGAAAACTTTCACTTCCATACTCGAAAACGTTTCAGTCCGATCTGGAATACAATTTGTTCAGGAGTAAACTCGCGAACTTTTTCCTTACGGGAAAGAAACCGATTTACTTGATCGATGTTGAAAACGCGCGTCGCGCGAGTGTTGAGATTTCAAGTATCCCGGAAAAATTCGACAAAGGTTCTGAAAAACGAATCGTAAGCGAAGCAAATATCGAACTCATTCTCATGGATGTTCTTTTTGAAGATAGCGAAGAATCAAACACAGACTTTTTGTATCTTCCTTCGGGTGGATACTTTGATATTTATCTCGCATCCGAATACGCTCTCGACGGCTATCCCGAATTTGACTTAAAAGCGGAAAGTAATTCCAATCCTGATTTCTCTTTAGATCTTGAAGACGAAGACGGTCAAGGATTTTCAACACAAAGGATCCAAAGTTTATCTTTTTCGAATGCAACCGAACTCAACAAATACATGACGATCAGCTCCGTACAAGGAGAGATCCGCATCGGCGGAAGAATCAATGATTCGAAACCGATCACATATTCTCATAACAATTTGATATGGACCGGAGGAAGTTTTTTAGTCTTTCGTCCGGGTAAAAATAGAGTCGTTTATTCCTCGGCGGTGAATGCACCCATTCGCCTACGAATCAGACACAGGACGCGCTATGAATCGTAAAACTTGGGATACATTGTAGACGAATCGGCTGTTTACGGCCACGGAGAAAGATCCGGTTTTCCGGAAGGATTCGGTTCCGCGTACGGAACTTCCTGTAAAGGTCAACCGACCGACGCAACGATCTTCCAGGAATATTCAGGTGGCACAGGAGAAGACTCAAACGTTCAACTTTCATCGGTTGCGGGTTCCGTTCTCTCTCAGTTTCCTCTCGGGATTCAATATCCAAAACTTTCTTCGATGAAAAATACCGTGAACCAGTTCGGCCCATTGTCAGGCGAACTTGTGTTTGCGGAAATGCCGGATGTTCCACTTCCCGATTTCGCTTCTTACAAATTAAAAATCGATTCTAAATCGGTGATGAAGGGCTATCTCTACGATACACCCGATCAAACCTCCACTTCTAAAAAAGGATTTTCCTACAAATCGTATGGAATGATTAAGCGGTTGGAAGGTGAGACGATTTCCAATTTTAATAAATGGAATATTCGTAAGATTGAAATCGGCGGCGAAGACGATACAGACGCTATTCTTTATTTAGGAGCGAACGTTTCTTTTCCGCAGAATTTACAAATTGCCAACATCCAACCAAATCAAGTTTTGTATGTAAGAGATACGGATGATTCTGACAATGAAGGAAAATTCAGAGTCGCCCAGGTAATCGATTCTTTAACGGTTCGCATTCACAACCCGTCCGTTGTTTCTCAAAATATTATCCTCGGAACCGTAGAGATTTTACCTAAAGAATGGGGTGATCCTCTAACTCTTGTTTCCGAACTTGCAAACCAAGTTTTTAAAACTTACGGTCAACGAGTTCCGATTCTCTATTCTTCCAATCTCATACAAACCACCTATGGAATTACAACTCTCGGAGAACTCTATCTCGAAGGGATGTCCCTTTTTAAATTCATCGAGCTGGTTTGCGATATGCTCGGTGGACTTTGGTACTGCGGAGTCAATGCAGACGGGTTTTATTTTCTCGAAAAGAAAAAAGAAGAACCGATTGATAAACTCGCGATCGGTTGGGACTTCAACGACATTGATGTAAAAATCGATCGGGATTGGGTTTGGAACTACATTGAAATTTTCGCAAAAAGCGAGGAAGGTTCCGGTACTACAAAACTCTACTCAGAGCTAAATGAATCTTCCGAAAACAAATGGGGAAGAAAAACTAAAAGCATTGAAGTTCCCGCGTCATTTACAAAAGAAATCGCGGTTGTCCTTTGTAAAAATTTACTCGAACTCCACAAAGAGCCAAGAGTTTTAATCACGATTAAAAACGCGCCTTATCGCTATTATGAATTCGGTGATTACAGCGTTGCTTTCCCTCAAAAAAGTTATTACGAAATCATCGACGATCTGGATTCTCTCTCTACTTGGACTTCTTCCGATTCGAGTAAACTTCTCCCAGAACTTACAAACGAAACTCTTATATCGGGATCGAAGTGTCACAAACTCATCTTCTCCGGTGCCGATAACGTAACTTACAAAAAAGTTTTTAACGAACGTAAAAACGGCCTTACCGATATCCATTTCTACCTCTATGCAAGCGTCAAAGACGACTTTATCCTAAACCCCGATGGAATGGTCCTCTTTTACATCATCGATGGAGAGGGACAAACTCACGAAAAATCATTCCCGATCGAGCAGGAAGCAATTTGGATTCCTTGTCCTTGGAACCTTGCATCACTCAAAATCAAACGAATCGTCGAGATCGGTTTTATATTCAAGAACGTTCCCGACTGCGTACTGTATTTCGACCAGCTTCGGGTTCGTTCGAATACTTCCGTCACTCATACAGTTCCACTCGTTGAGGTGGAATATGGTAACGCACCAACAAAGAAGAACTGCAAACTCACCTTCGGCGGCAAGCAGACTTTAGAACAATATTTGTCCGGGTATCTCTCGCAAATTGAAACGTTACGCTACATTGCAAGGAATAGGTGATGGCCCTTCCTCCGATTCTCTCCGGAAGACAAGATATTAACTGGAGATACGATGAAATAACGGGTAAGTTCGTTTTTCAAGAAATACTCGGTGAAGTTCACGAAGTCGTAGAATTTCCCGAACTCGACGGACGAAGAGGATTTCGATTAAACGAAAGACCCGTGGATGACGGTTCGATCAGGATTTATAGAGGAAACGTTTTAGGAGACAAGATTCCCGCAAACCTTCAATCAAGGGTTACATCCGAACCGATCGGACCTCAAGTGAATATCACTCCTTCCACGATGAAAGTCGTAGTTCCGAGTACGGTGGATCTTGGATCCAAATATATAAGCGCGTATAACGGAGTAGGGGGAGGAAAGACCGTTGAAAACGATCTCTATATCCAATACGTCGCCTTAAATTCAAAACTTTCAAGAGACGGTTCTCTTCCAATGATGGGGAATCTTAATTTCAATTCTCACAAAGCGATCAATGTAGCGCCTGGAACAAATTCTACGGACGGAATCAATTTATCCCAACTTGCAGCGCTTTCGAATCTTTTAACGAATGAAGTCAATACGAGAACAAACGCGGATTCTACGATCAATTCAAAACTAAATCCTCTACTTAGTCTTGTAAAATGGACAAAATTTTCTCTCCTCGAAAGAGACTACGCAAACGACAACGAATCCGGCACTTTGGGTATGGAATCCTACGCCGGACAAAAAGGTATTTTAATCTGGTACAACGCCCGGTCTCGAATCGGTGGCATCGGCGCTTATGGAAATTCCGATTCCGATTTCCAAGTCATCGATGACCAAGGCGCAGGACAGTTCAACTTCCGCTGGACCTCGCCCGGAAACGCGCTCATGCGTTGGATTCTCATCCAGTGGATCACGGATTATATTCCATGAAAAATTCGAGTATTACGATCCAGAGAGGAAGAAGTTTTAAAAAATTCTTTTCTTCGAACTTGTTAGAACACACGACTGTTTTCGCTTCCTTTGGTATGCTAAAAAATGACGGTTCTTTTTTAAAGCGAGGACAGTTCGAAACTCGGGTTCAAGAGGACGGATATTTTCTTTCGATGAATGAAACAGAAACTTTAAAGTTAAAAAAAGAAATTCTACAATTCGACGTTTTAGTCGAAAGAGCGGATCCAAGTTGGCCCGAAGGAAAAAACGCGATCTTTGAGTATGGCGGAATACTCAAAGTCGAGTAACGTTTTTTGAGAGTCAATCTTCCTCTAGAAATCAGACAAAACGAATCCACTGTAATACGGCTCCGGGGGTTAAAGAATATTTTTTCCCCCGTTGCACAAATCCTTTTCCAAATCAAAGAGTCTTCCTCTTCTGCAAAAATATTACTCTCAATCGAACCACTTCCCACAGACGAAGGCGCGGATTGGGAACATGAAGAAATCGTAATCAAAATTCCTCCCGCGATGACACGCGGGCTTCTCCCAAAAGTATATGAATGGGATTTACTCGTAAACCGTCAGGGTGAATTTACATATCCGTATTGGGGAATTTTTACCCTCACGGGAACGATTTCGCGCAATAACGAAACTGTCGATCCGGTTGTCATCAATGATTTAGAAACCCGTCTCGCCGGAACTACCCTCGGTCGCGGTTCTTGGATGGTTGGTGTTTTTTCAAACTATTGGCTCGGAAAGCTCGGTGGAATTGGAAATCTTGTTTTAGAGAAGTGTCTCGAGTGGCTCGATCAGAATAAACTTGGGATTCTAAATCCATTCACAGGTTCGAAACTTCTAAAATCCGGGGCTTTTGCGATAGAGGTTTTGGAATCCGGTATCGGAATCGATTCTCTTGATAACGTAACCGGTGCGCGTTCTATTTCCTTACTCCTCGCACCTTCCTTAGATTCTCACGCTACCCGTAGAGATTGGGTGATTGCGTTAGTTGATGCGGCGATCATCCAAGTAAAAGCGGATCTTGTAAATGGCGCGCCCGGTGTACTCGACACACTTCAAGAAATTTCTAATGCTCTTAATAACGATCCGAACTTTGCTACGACTCTTCTAAACCAACTTGCATCCAAAGCGGATCTTGTTTCCGGAAAAATTCCCCTATCACAACTACCAGTGTTATCTTCTCCAGATTGGACAGTAATACAAAATAAGCCTTCGGTATTTCCACCTTCTAATCACGATCATGATTCCCGTTATTATACCAAATCCGAATCAGATTCCGCATTATTCCAAAAACGCAATACCGCAACTCCGATTCCTGCAACTGAAGTTGTCGAGGATACGACTCATCGTTTTGTAACGGACACAGAACGAGCGGCGTGGAACACCGTTTCCGGGGGCGGTTTCTCGATTCCACTCGGTGGAATCATAGAGGACGGCCTTGGTCAGTTACCAAGTTCTAATTTCAAAGAAACAAATGGACAGGCAATTTCGAGAATTACCTTTTCAACATTTTGGAATTTGGTTCGTCGCAACGTTACGGGAATTGTTGTGTCAACGGACAGAATCAACTCAAGCGGCCACGGATGTGCTGAAGGTCAGCTGGTAAAATTTTCGTTCACCGGTGGCGGAATTGCGGCCTCTACGGATTACTATGTCCGTAATCCTACTATAGACGATTTCCAGATTTCGTTAAGTTCCACGGGTGGAGTTATCAATTTAACGGCCTCTCTGACCGGAGATGTTATTATAAATGTTGAATATGGTTTCGGCGACGGCCTCACCACGTTTACTATTCCGGATCGTAGAGGGATCTTCCCGCGTGGTGCGGGGGTTCACGGCTCCAGAGCCAAAATGTCCGGCGGGAATTACGACGGCGGACCGGTTGGCGCGGCGGGTCAGGATAGAATTCCTTCCCACAGGCACCAACAATACGCCGGGGATATTGCCGGGGGAACGTACGGACAGGGTGGGCGATATGCCGATTCTGGCGGGTCGAACTCTGCCACAATTCTGTATACGGGTTCTCCTGTTTCGGATGGAACCGGAGCACCACGCAATGGAAATGAAACGGCACCCGCCT